GTAGAAGGTACGATCCAAAACGCGGCTATCCCAGCGTCAGACAATGACATGGTTACCGTCGCCTTGGACGTACCTCGCCGGGGCTATATCCACAGGGTCACACTCATCTGGGGTAAGAGCACCGCATTTGCATTTGCGGACAAAGATGGAACTGCACTCCTCCACACAGTCTGCGGGCTGGGCGAAGGCGCTGCTGTCAGTAGGCTGCTACTAGCCGATCTTAAGAGCGTATTTGCACAAGCCGTGGTTAACCCGAGTGGAGCAAACAGCGTAGGTGGCAAGGTAGTGATGGGAACAAACTTGTTCACATGGGCTCCCGTACTCGACTTCGCACCCGGTATGCCGTCAGGGACAGCAACTACAGCAAATGGTGGTGGACCTTCCGGCCTCTTCTACGACGCATCGCTAGGTAAACTAGGACCAAACGAAGGTGGTGCGACCCTGTTCTTTACTTGGGCCAACGTACACACGGGCTCTGAAGACCTAAGCGCGAATGCGCTCTTCTGTAAAGTAAGACTCGAAATCGAGCCCGTTCAGTAAGTGGAAGAGATAACCGTCAGCGCACAGGGGCGGCGGGTCCGTACACTGAACCAGCTTCTACGCCATGCCAACGTAGACAAACGCAAGTGGCGCGTGTCTAGTTGGAAGTGTAACTCTTGGGAACAGAGCGTCAAAGGTGGCGAATCTACTATCACGCTTTATCAGGTCAAAGCGTACCTAGAGCGTAAGATTGAGCCTGACCGTCAGCCTGCGTACCCACCTAAGTTCATAGCTCGCGTGGAAGAGCCTGCTCGCTCATCCGGGCTCAAGACCACTTGCTTTATACCGGATAGCCAGTTGGGCTATGCGTGGAAAAACAAGTACACATACTTAGATCCAATGCACGATCGCAAGGCGATGGATGCAGTGTCTAGGTTTGTACGTCAGACTCGCCCTGACATTATAGTTCTTTTAGGGGATATGTTAGATCTTGCTCCATGGAGTACCCGCTTCCCTCGTAAGCCAGAATATAGGCAGACAACACAGCCTGCGATTGACGAGTTGCACTGGTGGTTAGCTGACCTACGAGACGCATCTCCAGCTAGTAAAATAGTTTACATGGCTGGAAATCATGAAGCCAGAATATCTAAGGCAACTGTAGAGTTACTACCAGAGGCATCGACTGTAGCCCCTGCATTAGAAGATGATCCTGTGCTCAGCCTTAACAGACTACTACATCTAGATAAACTAGACATAGACTACGTTGGTCCATACGGTGCCGACTGGTGGCTATGGCCAGACTCTAACTCTCCCATCAGGGTAAACCATGGTACCAAGGTGCGCGGAGGCTCCGGTGGTACAGCCACTGCGATAGCGAAGACTGCTCGCTGGTCCGAGGTGTATGGCCATATTCATAGGGTAGAGTTTGTACAGAAAACATACCATGGACCTGACGGTCCTCAGTGTGTAACTGCAATGAGTCCCGGCTGTTTAGTTAGAGTACCGGGTCCGACACCGGGTGTTTCTCTAACTCCCGATTGGCAACAAGGGCTCGGACTTGCTATACTTGACGAGAGAACTAAAGATGTTCACATGCAGGTACTTCCAATCACTAACGGGCGACTTGTATACAATAACCAAGTCTTTGAGGGTGAAGACCCCGCAGAGCAAATCGCGTTTGAAACGGGCTGGAGACAGTTCATTGGAGACTAAAATGGCTAAGAACAAGAAGTTCAACATCTTTAAGCTCGTCGCGCGCATTCTTCGCGTGGGGCGTAAGATTACAGTCGCACTGTCAGACGATCAGAAGATCAGCCCTGATGAGCGCGACGAGATCATCGCACTCTTGCTGTCAGAGGTCACCGCGTACCTCGACGAAGTGATGGGGTGATAGATGGCCTCAGTCACAACCGCTACTAATCAATCTACAGGGCTCAACTACCGATTTGTCCGCTTTGACGAGATGGCAAAGGAAGTTGCTACAACGTACCGCAATGTATTCGGAAGCGCAGGTAGCGTATACGCGATTTACATTCGCAACGAGCACGGTTCTGCGGAACTCGGCCTCATTAAGTTTTATGATACGATCGCGGCAGTTACGGTAGCAGCGGGTGTCACCGACGTAAACCCTTCCCTCATCTTGCCTTTCCGAATATACGATGCGGGCGTTGATGGTTCATCCGACTACACGGCAATCATCTTTCCTGAAGGACTTGCATTCAGTAACGGTTTAGCGATTTCAATCGCTAAGGATGTAAGTACAAACTTTGGTAAGCTAAGTGCAACAGATCTTGCCGCCGACGTTACCGACGTTGTTATTGCGTACAAGTGAGGTAAAATATGGCTTCAACAATCATTACACTTCGCAATCCACTGGGTACACTTGTATTCCAAGAGAGTGCTCTGTCTACAACTCCAGTACAGATTGCAACTTCGGCACAAACGTACTACCACTTTGAGTTGGATAATACAGCCAACTCTGCTATTACCTACTACAAGTTTTATCAGGTAGGTAGTGCCCCGGACCCTACAGACGGAGCCACACACCCGCGTTTGATTATCCCTGTACCCGCGACCACTAAGACGTATGTGTTCCTACCCGGTGGACTGTACCAAGCTACAGGTAACTTTGTCATTGCGACATCTACACTGGAAAGTGCAGGAGCCCAGAGTGCGCCAACTACGGCAGTGGGACTGACTATTCTAGGCTAGCTTAACCTTTGCGTACACAACGCCCCGTGTCGCATCACCGGGGCTGTACTCTGGCCAAGGTGGCAAGTATGCCTCACCGGGACCAACTCCCCGCCATACCACGCCATTGTGGTCAATACCGTTCCGTCTGGATTTGGTAGCCTCTAGAACCAGTAGGCGGCCTCCAGCCTCACAACCAAGGAAGGAGTGCCCACCTTCCCACTGACCTTTCCACACTTGGAATAGGTACCAACCATCGCCTTCGCCTTCGGCTGCGATACCCATCTCACGGGCTTGAGTAACTGGACCCCACAAGTCTTTACGGTCCCACATCTGCCACTTCTTATAGCGGTCAAACGTCCAGTCAGCGTCTGGGTATAGTTGGCAAAGAACTGCCCAAGTGAACGTCGAACAGTCTATCTGCTTAGTTCCTGTATCAACCAGCTTGGATGGAATGCCACGGACACAAGACGGGAAGTCCACCTTGTGCCCGTAGCTATAGCCCTCCCATGATGGAAGAGCGTGAAGGATTCGTTCTGTTATACTGGTAGTACCTGCCATCCCATTGCCTCTGGCTCATAGTCCTTAGGCATCACTGTACTCTGAACATACACACCAATAGCTGGTATAGTTCGAGCGACCCGCATCATGTTCCCAAGTGTCTTCGGATCGTATGCCCTATCTGGGAATATGATAACACTCTTTTCCATGGGAAGCACAGCGGCAGCAAGGGCAACAGCAAGGGCTACAGACTCAGCACCAGATGGAAACGGGCGATCCTCGAAACCCAGTCTTACATCTTGGGTAGTTACAAACTTAGGCTTACCCATTCCTTCGGGAATGTACTTTTGCATCTTGCGTTCTATTACAGGTGCGATCTCTTCATAGAACCTGTGCATCTCCCTCTTGATCTGCGTTGCCAAGTCCTTCGCTTGGGCCTCGTGCAACACGGCTGCTGACCGTTGTGCAGTTAACTCTTGGTTGTTGACCTGCGCGTACTTGGCGGCAATGTCTAGCTCCTTGAGCTTCGCCCTATGGCTCCGAAGTGCCTTACCAACTACCTCATCCATCTTCAACAGAGCCTTGCGGTAGCTGCCGTGTTGCTTAACATGAGCGTCCCATTTCTGATGTACGACTGTAAGTGGCATGTCGTTGTCTACATTTCGCAGTAGAAACTTGTACAGAGAAACTGAACCACCATTCATTGCGGTCATGGCATCGTGTACTGCATTACGATAACCGGCTTGCCCACTACCATATTCGTACTTAGCGAAGTCATTCGTCAGAATGGATGCTCGTACCTCATCACCCTTGTACCCCATTTGGTTGATGACTCGCTTAAGCTTTACGTCTTTGCCTGCGGCATCGAACACTTGGTTGAAGCAGGCTAGCTCTAGCCCGTGGATGATGGAACTTTTGCCTGCCCCGTTGCGTCCATAGATGAGCACATACGGAACCTCGAACCTCCAGCGTGTTTCCAGTTTGTTCTTAACATTTGTTACTAGTGTCTTAATCATACTTCCTTCCATGTTTGGCCTATCTCGGCCTCTGCTGTAAACTCTACGGGTAGACCTTCTACCCTCCTTGTTAGCACTTCAGTTACAATCTCTTTCGTTTGTTCTGCTTTCCCCTCCGGTACTGTGAATACTACGGCATCGTGAAGCTGATTCACTAAGCCAATCTTGTTATCAAAATCAAATGGAAGGTGGTCTTCAACGAGTTCAATCATCCCGTTGGCTACAACAGCAAACCCTCCTGCCTGTACACCAAAGTTAAGCACGGCGTTGTAATCTTCCTGTGCGAAGTATCGCCGCCTTCCCCGAACAACCTCCCCAACGTAACTATTGTTACGGACAAACCTTAGGGTCTCATTCCACCACTTCGCAAACTCCGGGGCTCGCTTCTTCCACCTCTTGTGTAGTACCCTGATCTGCTGAAGTGTGTAGTGGGCGTATGTCAAGTTGCCGTCATCATCCTCATTACTGGTCACCAGTTCGTAGATCTTAGGCGCTGATGCACCATACAGAGACGCGAAGCAGATAGCCTTGGCAAGGTTACGCATCCGCTTGAACTGTCCCGTACCCTTACCCATCTTGGTCTCTGGTGCCCCCTCTGCCTTCCAGAACCGGGCACCGAACATCAAGTCACCCGTGAGGTTGTGTGGATCTATAAGCTTGTCCTCAAAGGCTTCTAGGTAGTGCTTGGCTCCTGCCAGTGCGGCGGCAAAGCGAAGCTCCAGTTGGTCGTAATCGGCCCCGACGAAGACGCATCCTTCGGGTGGGATAAACATGTCACGAAGTACATACGGAATGTTCTGGAAGTTAGGACCGCTAGATGAGAGTCGTCCTGTAACCGTGCCATGTGAGTTCCAGTTAGGGTAAACATATCCATCCCTTACGAGCCCTGCGTTGGGGGCTAGCTTCTTTAAGTAGGTAGAAAGCATCTTTTCACCCCGCCTATAAAAACGAAGTGCATTGATGTACTCACGCTGCTCCTCCTCAACAAGAGGATTACCGGATAAAAAGCGAAGGGTATCAGCATCTACAGACAACTCACCCGTTGCGGTTACATCCCGTGGGGGCAGCATCCATTGATGGAATAACAGTTCCCGTACTTGAGCAATCGAGTTGGGATGCACATCGGGCTGTTGTTTGAGGAGCACCGACTTCCAACGCTCTACGATCTCACGCTGCTCCCGCTCATGCTTGGCACGGACACCCTCATCAATACGCATCCCCATCCGACGCATACCAGCACAGATACTCTGTAACTTTGCATCAAACCGATAGAGGTGCATCTGGTCTCTGTTCTTCACACCCTGCTTCAAAGGGGCTAAGATCCTAGCGGTAACAGCTACGTCAACTGCACAGTAGTCATGAAGCTCACGGTCAGTCTTAGCGTCTACCGCAGCGTGGTCTGCTTTCCATGCCGGTACGTCTAGTACCCATGAACCAATAAAGCCTAGACTATGCCTGTGCTCCGACTGGGCGAGCTTATGTAGTAGGATGGTATCTACCAAAGGCGTAGGGGTAACACCAAGGTGCTGCTCTATAACCAAGCGGTCGAAGTAGCCTGCGTTGTGGCCTACCTTCAAATGCTCTGGGTCTGTCATTACATCCCTAAGGACATTCTTAATCCAAACTTCCTCATCTGCGTTGTAGAATCTGCTGACGCCATCAATGCTTAGAAAGGCGACCATCAATACTTCATCGGTCGTTCCTATCCCGACACAACGTAGTTCTGTAGTTAAGCAGTCTACTCCGTCCGTCTCAACGTCATACGCTAGAGGTTGCCCTTTGACCCGCTCAAAGAATGCTTCCGCTTCCTCTACCGTAGGGTTGTATATAACCTTAGGGTCTGTCCAAAGCAGTTTGTTATCGTGGAAGCGAAACGCCTTTGCAATGTCACGCTTAAACACAGTCCCAAACCTTGGTGCCTTCTGCAAGGTAACTGCGGTGTAAGTGGGTAGGACATTGAGCCCATGTACTTTAGCCGGTGCGCCACGGACAGAATCAAACTTAGTGTTGCTCTGGTACACAAACTTAGTAGCGTAACTACCTAGTGAGATAACTGTCTTTACACGACTCATCTCGTCTCTTGTGTGTACTGCACATGCTTCGATAGGAGACATAATCAAGGGCTTACCTTGCTTAGCCCGTCGTCTATTGCTGGCACGCAACCGGGCTAGGTATGTCTTAGGGTCGTCATCTGGCCACCGACATCCAATGATGTTGCCCCATGATACGTCCTTCCTATCCTTACCAAGCTCCTTTAGGGTCTCGACAACATAGGCTCCTGCGCTGTCGGAGAAGGGCATTTGGTACTGGGTCTCGGCTTTAGACGGCCCTTCCCCTAACACTAGCACGCCACCGTCGTCCCCATGATTCTCAAAGCCAACTGGGCTCCAGCACCCTTTATCTTTCCAGTGTTTTTTCAATGGGCACTGAGCACATTTTGCTTTATCAAACGCCATACTATTCCTCACCATCGTCAGCAATGCAATCTGAATAGACTAAGACAAATGCGTTACACTTAGGGCAGCTAAGATTGGTGACTAAGGTATGCTCTGCGTTCTCACACTCATCGTCACCACCCCATATCAGTTCCGTCTTACAAACCCAGCAGTCCATCATTCTTCCTCGTAAATCTCTTGACTTACGTTTGCGTTTAAGAATGCAATCTTTGTGGCCCACTTGCGCTCGTATGTTGATATCCTACGCTCAACCTCGTAGTTAACTGCGGTACGAAGATGCTTTCGCATGTGCTCTTGCTTCCTGTCAAGCTCGGTTACAATGTCGTGCAGGGCGTCAAAACCCTCGGTGATTAGTGCTATGCTATCTTTCAGCCTGTCTTCTTTCATAACTATCCCTCCCATAAAGAAGGGTGCCCCTACCTTATGTAGAGGCACCCATGTCAAGCAGACTAGAAGTCAACGAAGTCGCTTAGCGCATCCGATGTCTTATCCTTGGTAGCCTTCTTAGACTTAGCGTCAGCAACCTGTGCCTCCGGGCGGACCCAGCGACGTTGGGGGTACTCACCGTCTTCGATGGCAGGAGCATACGAGATGTAGCCCTTGAGACCTACGACGACTTCGCCAATGACTTGTTCCGCTGCCTTGACCGCATCTTCCTTGGAGTCACCCTTAGAGCCAAAGGGACGACTAAAGGTAGCCTTCACCTCTGACAGGTTGAGTCCACAAGAACCAAAGAACGTCGTCCAGATGCTCTTAAGCTTGTTGGCAGATGGTCCCGACGTAGGCAGGTTGATGCCGTCACGGATGGCAGCACCCTCGAACTCGCCCTCGGTTACGCGAGTACGAATGTCAATGCGACCATTGCCTGTCTTGGTGATGCGTCCTTCAACGCTCACGATTTCAACAGGATAGACACCAGCCTTAGTAGGGGCACGGTTACTAGAAAAAGTAGTAAAATCAAAATCAAACATGTGTTTTCTTCCTTACAGAGTTTCAATAAAGTTATCAATCAAGTTATTGTTATGGGTTCTAAGTTGCGCCCTGTCTAGGGCGTCTGCGAATATCCACCGCATGTGGCGGTCGTCAAGTTCCTCCTTCTTCATCAAGTCTACAAAGGGACGGAGAACATCCTTCACCTTTGGTCGTTTGTTAATCAGCTCTTTGCTCACCTCTTTCGAGATCTTGTCTACCCACTCATCCATAAAGCTCAGGGCTTCGGGGCGTGGAACATCGTACCCGGCAAGCAGAAGCACCTCTCTTAGATTGAGGGGGAACTTCTCTGGAGTGATAGCTAGGCGATCGCCTGCGGTCCAGTCAGGGTCCGATGCTGTAGTGTATACGTTGCCCCAACCAATGGCTTTCTTGTCGTGAACCACACGGGCTACAAGGTCTGCCATGGTAGGGAACTGCTTAGGTAACTGTCGTCCCGGCAGCATAGGACATCCCTTCAGTGGTACTACGACACCCTTGTCTTCAACCTCTCTTGGGGGCTGGGAGTGCATCGTAATGATGATGTGGCAGTTGTTCGTTGCTGTACGACATGCCTTCTGGAACTTGCGTACACGCTCGTTGAAGACACCGTATGCCTGCCATCCGGGAGTGCGCTTCTCACACTTAGCTAGCTCTTCCTGACACATGATGCTAAAGTCATCAATGACAATAGCAGGGTATTTGTGTTGAGCCTTTTCGATGATAGGTATGAGGTCGAGGATGCCAAGTTGCTTCTCCTCGGTTTCGATAACCTTGGGTTCCCAGCCCATCCACTTAGAGCACATGAGTCCGCCCTTTGGTGTGATGAACAAACCGTCAGGGAAAGCTCGCACTGCTGCAAGTGTCTTGCCTGTTTTCGGATCCCCGTAGGTGATGATTAATGGTCTCATGTCTTACTCCCCCATTGGCATGTGTCATAGAATCTACATTTGCGGTATGGCCAACATGCCGCCTCTTGATGTGTACCGGGCCATAGTTCTGGTTTCATATCTTCAAACTCCTTTAGTGTTCGTTCTGCTCTTAGGATACTCGTCTTAAAGTTGGCTACAGAGTGTGGTGCTGGATCGATAGGCATACGCTTAAAGCTTGCTGCCTTCCCACCCTTGCCCCACTCAATGACATTTAGGATGACACCACCCCAGTCTTTGCCAAACATCTTCTGTCCAATCATCTGATAACCAAGGAACTGCCCATTCATTGAGTAGCCCCCAAGTGTCTTCTCGGTAAACCTCCCTGTTGTCTTGTGATCTACAAACCAAATCTTACCAGTCAGTGGTGCTCGCCATACTAAGTCTACACGTTGCGTATAGAAGTATGTACTGTTCCGATCTTCATCATGGACGTTGACACAAAGCTCATGCTCTATGCGTTCTACCTCCCAGTTCTCTGCGTGCCAGTGGGTACTGTACTCCAGCAAGGTCTCACGCATTTGTGGTACATAGCGTTGCCATGCTGCGCGGTGTCCTTGTGGCTGCGACTGGGCTAAGACCTCAATCGCATCCTCTGGACTGTACAACTCCACATCGTCGTAGAGGTCAGACTTCAGCCCATAGTAGTGGGCTAAGCCTACATGAAAGAGTGACCCCTTTATCAAAGGCTCGGCTGGAGGCTCGTCCGATGTACGGTGAGTCTTCAGATATGACATTGCATAGAGGCGTGGGCACCGTAGCACCTTTGCCAACCGATGCCATCCCTTACGAGATGGACCGGGGTCAATCAAGAACTTGTCCATGTTTCCCTCGTCAGGCTTCTATCGAGCCGTCCGTCGTCCAGTTTACACCAGAGTTTATCGTCTCCATCCCCTTACGGGCTGACTGTAAAGCCAGTTCAAACTTGTGTACTGCTTGCTGCTCGGTACAGGTTTGAAAGACAATGGCGGCAGTAGCGGCTGCTGCGATAATCTCGTCGAGTAAATCCGACTTTGGAAGTGCAGTCTTAAGTAGCACATCCGTTACATCATTGCGTAGCTTTGCGCGGAGGTAAGCCTCGGCACCTTCAATCTCTTCTTCCATCTTCTTCCCCTCAGTAGTGTGTAAATAGTTTCTCTAAGATCTCTTCTTCATTACCCATGCCAGCTAAGGTTTCTGCCACCCCACCAGCTTCATCATCATCTAAAGTCTGTTCAACAATCTCAAGTTTTTCTAGTAGCACGTCGGCCACGCGCTCATCGACTGTCCCTTCCGCAATGACGTAACTGATAAGCACAGGACGTGTCGAGCCATGACGTGAAAATCTTCCTTCGGCTTGTGTTACCTTGCCCGGTGTCCAAGGAAGTAAGGCGAATATCACCGTGTCAGTATTTTGTAAACCGTCTATCGCCTCACCGAATGCGTCCGTCGTACCGACAAATACACCTGCTGTTGTACAGTTAGCGTACTCATGCACCATCGCTTGACGGGCTGCTAGTGAATCACCACCATGCCCTGACCACACAGGTACTTTCTTCTTAGCTAGTTTCTTACCAATGGCTTTGGCTAGTTGCTCACAGTCCTTACGTCGTCCGGTAAAGACGGTCACTTTCTGTCCGCCTTCCACTAAGTCTACAACTGTCTCTGTAATCCAAGGACGTTTGACTGCGGCTGCTGCTTGAAGCTTTGTCTCAAACAAATGCTGGAAGCCTTTCTTGCCTGCCTCTTTGAATGCCTTAGCAAAGCCTACTGCTTTACCCTGCTCTTCCCTATCTAAGTAGATAAGCTGACGACGCTTAGGTGGCAGTGACTTGGACATCTCGGCATACGATACAACGTGGGCTATCTCTTTGAGCGTTTGCTTTAGCTCATCACAGTTGCTCTTGCCCTTAGTATCTAGCCCACCGAATGAGCTTTCCTTAGCATCACAATACTTCTTGGCCCAGTTATAGCTAGTGCCGTGCTTCGCAGGCTCCACCAAATCTAACTGTGCCCACAAGTCCATACGCCTATCTTGTATGGGTGTTGCCGTTAAACCTAAGCGACGGGACGATAGCTTACTTAAGCGTGCGGCAGCGGCTGACCTGTTGTCCATATAGCGCCACCCAGTTCCCCCCGTTGGCTTGACGTACTTCTCTTTACGCCTCCATGACTTCCCTTTGTGTATCTCATCCCACACAATAGAAAGTGAACGGTTCTCAAACTCTACCCATTCCTTAATAGTTTCCCACCAGTAAGGTAGCATCTCCCACGATATGATGATGCACTCCTCTGTTGCGAGTACGGTAGGTGCATAGCCACTCAATACCCTTGCGTCTAAGTCAGAGTATTGGGCTATCTGGAACCTCCACTGCTGCTTAGCTGGTGCGCGAGTGACAATAAGCTTGCACTCCTTAGTGGTACCCGCGAGTAACCAGAGCAAACCAGCTAAGGTCTTACCCGAACCACACGCCCACCATAGTAGTGAGCCGGTACGCTTAACGCTCCAGTCCCATGCTTCCTTCTGGTACTCTGTTAAATAATCATCAAGAACCCAAGGCTTTATCCTTTTGGTTTTCTCTTCATACTCCCAAGGCTTTCTCATCTATGTATCTCCCAACTCCATAGGTAAAATGTGAAAAGCTATCCATGCGGCTACATTATTAGGCTCGCCTTCCACTTCAATGTCTGCATCCTGAAACTGTATATCAACGTCGAACATGTCCGATACCATTTGATAAATCATACGATCTTCATAGTCTGGGGCTTCCGTAAGTTCTAAGGTAATCGTCTTAGTCATATACGAAACCTAACTCGAATCCCCACCCTTAGTGTAGCCATCAGCATACCATCCTCCCCCTTTAAGAATAAAGGTAGAGGAGGACATAAGCCTCTCTAGCTCTTTGCTACCACACTCGTCACAAGTACAGCCTACAATAGCCAACTCGTTACGCACCAACTTCTCGGACCTATGCCCACACTCTTGACATTTAAACTCATATATAGGCATTGCATCCTCATAAAAAAAAGAGGACGCCTACGCTACAACAACGGGTGAGGTACCCTAAAAAACGTAGACGCCCTCTTAAAGCTTGCTTATAGAGTGTTGACCAACAAGTCCATAGCTCTATCGTTTAACTTAGCACTTGAACCAAACCATGAGGAAGCCAGTAGGCTCTCGTTCCTAGCTCGATTAAACTTGGGGCTTTCCTTAGCAACGCCAGTACGAGTTCGAGCATAGTGCGTAGTGTACTCGGTGACTGCATTGAGCGCACCCCAAGCAGTACCTCGTACACCGGGAATGTCTGTACCTTTACCAGACTCAAAGAGTTCTGTTAGAAGGTCATGCTTACTCGTAGCTAGTGTAAGCGCCCGGCTTGTTTCCTTACCTTGTTCCAACTCTGGTAGAGGGAACAAGGTATCTAGGAAATCATTCCATTTAGCGGTGTCCATTTGCTTAGATGCAAGGTAGCGTGCAAAACTATTGTGTAGTTCTGAACGCTCTACTGCAAGACCAAGGATACGCTTTGCTTCATGTACTCGGTCCATAGCAGAACGTGTATGACGAATCTTGACCATGTTTGCTTTACTCTTCAATGCTTCTGTAATCGCAGCGTTCATAGTGTTGGCACACACAATACGCACTGTAGTAAAGAACGCCATCAATGGAGTGATACCATCATGACCCTTGATAATAACGAGGTACGTCTTTACGACATCGTTAGGCACTGGCTCAATAGTGATGTTCGTTAGCTCAGCGGCAAGCCAAATCTTTTTACCACCAAATAGCGAGCCTGCTGTATTGTACCGAACCAAACGCTCAGGACCGGCAACGGAATCCATAAAGGAGAAACACTGCTTGTTCTGAATAGGTGTGTACTTGCTACCTACAATAGCCAACGGGGCTAGTGTATCAGTACGGGTAAGAGCAAAGCTCTTATCTACTGGAAGGTAATCATCCTCGAAACCGTATGCAGTATGCTTTGCGTATACGGGAAGTAGGTCAACGTGAAAGTCTAAGCCCGCCAGTACAATAGCATCTTCAGCGGTCGCTGCTTCTTTTACTGGTGTACCTAGCCCATGCCATAGTGGGCGGTCGCCCATTGTTTCATCAACGTACATAACATTTGCTCTACCATTACTCATATCAATATTGTGGCCCATATTAGTTGCCCTCCATGTTGTAGACGTGAAACCGTGAATCGGTCTCTTTGATTATAAATAGATTCATGTGTGGGTTGTGCTTCGTAAAATACTCAGCTTCCTCTTGGTGTAGAAACGATACGATACTAGTCATTGCTAGTCTCCTTCTCTTGCTTACGGTTTTCATTTTGCTCCCTCTTAGTAGCAGATCTACGACATGCTTTCTCAACCATGTCCATTTGTTGTTTCATTAAACGTACTCGAAGTAAGTCATCATCTATCATCTTCTTTAACTTGCTATTCATAGTGCCTCTGTCGTGTGCTGTCGTTTGGTGTCCACTTGTGGCGGACCCTGACGGTGTAGCCTACGACGTACAGCACGGCAACAAGAAAATGCAATCTCCCCCAAAGCAACGGGACAAGCTGGACTCTCGGCCTTGACATTTGCTTGACATTGACACGCCCCAACGGGTCGGGCTATAGCGCAACGTCGGGCGATGTTCGGCCACAATACAACAACGACGTGGGGCAACGATGGGTTTCAACGGTAAGGTAACAGCACAAAGTAGTAATAGAAAACTAAGGGGGACGGCAGTCACAACGACTAGTCGAAGTACATGTCCCGATTCATGTATCTTTAAGGGTAACGGTAGCGAGTGTTACGCTGAAGGATGGCCACTAAAACTACACTGGGACAAGGTAGATAGTGGTGAGCGTGGTGTAGGGTTTACCGAATACATTAAGCAACTAAGAGCGTTGCCGTTCGGTACTATGATTCGTGGACAACAAGCAGGTGATATGCCCGGTAATGGTATCGATACCCTAGATCACGACAAGTGCATTGATGTTGCTAAGGCTATGACGCACAAGAAGAAAACAGCATGGACCTACTGTGCATATCTACTAAAGAAAAACGTAGAGACGTTCCGTGCCGTACTCGACTTGGGCTTTGCTATGAACTCGTCTTGTTACAGTTTGGATGATGTAGACGAGGCAATGGATGCTGGTGTACCGGCTACTATGGTATGGAAGTCTACGTTCAAGAGGCGTAATCAGACTACACCTAAGGGTCGTAAGGTATACGGTTGTCCTGCACAACTAAGTGAAGACATTGGTTGCTCTAACTGTGGAGGGGCTAAGGGTCCGCTATGTGCAAGGATAGACCGTGACTTTGCTGTAGGCTTTTGGGCACATGGTAACAGTAAGAAAAAAGTAGATGCAAGACTTGATGAATACAGAGGGGGTAAGTGATGGAAGCCAAACTAAAAAGGGTATGTGGCGAAGCACATAGAGGTAACCCAGTGAATCTAGAGCGAGTTGTTAACCTTATGTCCGATAGATGGGGGATGAAGTATAAGGATATAGCTGAGTTATTTGTAGAGATGAAAGCAGTAGAAGATGTTTTAGAGTTTGAAGAGTTAATGCAAGAGATTGAAGATTACAATCAGTGGAGGCAGTGATGAATAGCTGGATTATCTATAACGATTATGAAAGTGAACATATGGACTTTAGTACCGATGCTGCGTTGCGTCGGTACTGTAAGCAGAGGGGAGCTAGACAAGGTTGGCGCAAACTAGAGTCGGGGGGACACAAAGGATTCTTTGCTTCTGTTTACCCCTTGGACAGTAAGTTTGGTAACCTTGTAATCGACGGTGATGCCAAGCCCGTAAGTGATTGGTGGAATGATGGAGGTGGGGAATGACGGGTAAGGAACTAATGAATCTATTGAATCAGCTAACAGAAGCAGAGTTGGAGAAACAAGTAATGTTGGATGTGCGCTTCATTTACAGCGCGTATCTAAACTCAGTACAGATTAAAGAGGACCCTTTGATGGGGAAGGTGATTCATCTACAAGAGCTAGATACGCCCGACCCTGCCAAAGTAATCCGTCCAGTACGGAGAGCGGCATACCGCATAAAGGTATTGAAGAAGGAGGTGAGGAATGAAGGCACCTACTAAACCAAAGACAGATAATCCACGGTCACACCGTACCTACTTCTTAGCCCAAGAGTTGCACCTCTTAGGTGATAAGATGCGTAAGGCGTCGTACATACCGCAAGCCTCTGACCTTATGTCAGCAATAGACTACTACTATCAGCTTAGTTTATATGAGAAGTTTGAGCGGGAGTACGGGGACGCTGAAGATATTTTCAACCTGTATACAGAATGGCTTGGTCAGTTCTCTAATCATTGGTGGGCTATCGATCAGGTAGTATGTCCAGAACTAGTACGTCAGGCCGGGCTTGATGCTATTGCGAACCCTAACGCGGATGAAGCATACAACATGCTTTACTGTATGTGCTTACTAGAGTTGGCAAGTATCGTAGACTACTTCGAGGAGCGGGGCAATAGCTGTCCAAGGATACGGAGTATCATAGATGAGGGGGTGATGCGTATCAGTATGCACCCACAAGTGTTTAGTTGTAGTGGTATCCCGCATAAGCAGGATGCTGTTTGTCGTCCCGATAAGTACAAGAAGGAGCGCCTTAAAGTAAGGAGCGAGATCATGCGTGCTGTACGTTGGGTAGAGTTTCCCGAGCTAAGAGGAGAGGAAGAATGAGAATGTTTATGTATTCAGTAGAGAAGACAGATGGTGTACCTCGTATGATGTTTGCCGACTGCAAAGAAGCAGAGAGTAAACGTCGGCCCGAGGAGTACGTTGTAGAGTATCAGTTTACTCTAGACGATAGCATCCCTGTAGTGTTTCCTGACCGGCTTATTATTGACGTTGGAGGTGAGGAATGACACATATAGTATGTCTGTACAAGACCGATGATGGTATCATAGACGTGAGCCACAAGCCTTATGCGTTGCACCCGATGTGTGGCAAGGACGATGCCGAAACCTTAGGGTGTGGGCTTATGTTCCAAGCTAACTACTGTCCCGGTAATGACTACGCGGTATACTCCTTACCAGAAGGGGAATGCCTAACACCCGATGCTGATGATAGTTTTCTGCATCATGCACAACAGGTACTTGAAGATACCTACGGTGACTTCATAGAGGAGCGATACGATGGCGCATAAGTGTATTAAGTGTGAAGGTAAAACCTATGTGCGGGACACGGCACACAGTGGCAATGAGTTTGTATCAGGTAGAGGACACGAATACCTAGAGCGATGGGGACACGCTAAGCGTGAAGCCCTTGGAGTAGGTAAAGACCTACCACTAACTGTAAGACTATTTGAATGTGGTGACTGTGGTACTCGGTATCGTAGTATCGAGTACATACTAGAAACGTACCCACCGCGTAAGAATACTACCAAGTACGGGAGGCATGGTACAAAGCGCGAGTCGTAGCTTGGGTGTCGCTGCCGTAGAAACTGGGGCTAGAACCTTGGTTTCTGCGGCTTGACATTCTCTTGACACACGACGGGTAGTGGTGCGGTTAGCTTGCATGGGTCGGGCGTGGTACCGGCAAAACACAACAACACAACAACGGGATAAACGATGCCACCTAACGGTATACAGATAACAGTATTAAAAACTGACGGTTCAGTAGAGATGAAAGACATTTGGCCTACGGCTAACTTTCTACTTGCACTACAAGAAACAGTCGGAGGCTACATTGAATATGTATTCTTAGGCGAGTTTGATAGGGCAGGAAAGTGCATAATAGTTAATGAAGAAGGTAGGCTCAAAGGGCTTCCTACCAATCCATTCTTTGCAAGGTACCACATAGTAGGCGACGTTGTACTGGTGAACAAAGCGGACTTCTTAGATGAAGAAGGGGAAGAATAATGATTGAAGAAAAGACTATTGGGCTAGTTACTTATGTCTCCCACCCTGCACTTACATTCGGTGACTATGGTGGTGGAGGTAGTATTGCTATAGCTAACTTCCGTTGTATTGATACCTTCTTAGAGGAACATGAAGACGACGTAGACGTAGCAAACATTACCTATGAACACTTCCGTAGGGCGTGCGAGGATAGGCTATGGTCCGATGATGATGAAGTAGCTGGTGTTACTGTTATCAAACTACAAGGTGTTTGGGGTAGCCGTACATACTGGGTATGCAAAGGTGTATATGATGAACTCGATGAGATGATAGACGGGCTAGAAAGTTATCCTCTTATTGATGATGAAGTGTGTTCCTATGTAGAAGCAGAATGGGAACGTGAAGCGTTTGATAACTATGCGGACTATGACCTAGCTAAGACGTTAGGTGAAGAGGGTGAGCAATGTCATGAAGACCTTACACTAGACCAAAGGTTTGAGGCATACCGTGCTGCTATGGAAGAGATGAACGAGTACCCCGTGCCAGAGTATAACGGAAGTTATATACCTACAGAGCGTATCTCTGATTGCTACGCAAAACATATTAAAGATATGGCGCGTAAAGTTTTAATGTAGGTTTATACTACATTATCGTTAGACTGTGCGGTAAGTTGTATCCTGCCACAGTCTCCCTATAAAAGATATACAACACCCCACCCGCTACATGGCACCCGCTATGTAGCGGGTTTTGTTTTATGCGTTCGCGGTTCCGCGTACTCGCGTCCGTGCGTCCGTGCGTGCGTGCATGCGTGCATGCGTCAGGGGGAGGGGCGCACCGAAATGTCAAGCACTTGTCAAGTGTTGCACGATGGGTTGCCGCTACCCGTCGGGGTGCTATGTTGTTCTCGTCGGGGCTACCTCGACACAACAACAACAACGAGAGTGAGATATGTTTGGTCAAAAGAAACGAGCACCAAAAAACAACGATTATGAAACCGTCGCAACAAGTGACGATTTCCAACTAGCGATTGTCAAGCACAAGACAAAGGGCACGCTATATGTCAACAAGTACAACCCGAACACCGAAGCGACCTATCAGCTAAAAGGTAGTGAAGTGTTCATGAAAGTAGAAGACGGGGCCACATTGCTAGCCGCGTGGGAATGGGTACAAGGTGTTGTCAAAGCACAAGACACCGCACAAGATGTACCGCCCGAATCTCTACCTCCTGAACCCGTGCCCGATATTCTGGTACCCGCTCCAGTACCCGCTCCAGTACCCGTGCAGGTAACAGCACACGCGCAGATGCTAACGAGTGGGCTAGCCGCGCAGGGTCGAATCAAGGTGTTTATTGATGACAGCGTAAAGGGCTACCTCATCGGTATGAAAGGGAACACCGCCACCGTAGCAGAGCACCACCGCGCGACAAAGGGGCGAGCGTATGACGCAAGCCGCGTGTCTATTCGCTGGACTTAAAGTGTGCGCCGTGTTCGCGGCGTTACTTATCTTGTCTGTTCTTGTGAACGTCGCTCTAGGTCGTCCCGAATAATCGGGGCGGCCTTTCCTTTTATGTTGTCAACGCTACCCGTTGTGTTACTATGTAAGTAGGCAACAACGCCGATGAGGATGAAGACATTGCGTAAAGTAAAGACGATTGGGAAGTTTAATATCTGGTTCAATAATACATGGGATGAGTTCATGGTGTCGCCCGTGGGCTTCACCGCCAAAGAAACCGAAGACGACAAGAACATGAAGACGTATTTCACCGATGACATAGAAGACGCGGTAGACACCGCGCGGGCAATGACAGCACATGAAGGGGGAAGATAATGACAGAATCACAAGAGCTAGCACACATGGAAGCAATGGCAAAGATTGAGGCACTACGCGAGAAGTGCGTAATCTATAGCGTAGACATGCACCCTAGACTTGCGGGGATGGTATTGCGCGCGGCGATATTCTTTGTAACGGATTGCAGGTTCTATAAGACGAACCCCGAGGAGATAAAGGGGGCGACGGATTACCTTGCCAAGCTACAAGAAACCGGCGGCGACTTTCGAAACGTGACGTGCGCGGATGCATGGGAGCATATCGGGTGGCGTGCCCAGATAAACCTCAACATGGAAGCGTGGTTGATGGACCAACAGGACGCCCTAGACAACGCGGCGGAAGTGTTCGGGGGTGACGTATGGTAGACCCAACTATTGCCGTTGTTATCATCTGTTCAGTGCTCGCTATGTTTATGGCTTGGGTTCAGTATAAGGACCAGGGTCATATGTTAGACGAGATTGAACGGTTGCGTAACCTTTCAACGCGTAATGATAAGATGATCGATACGCTTTCCAAAGCGCTGAAACATGAACAACTGAAACATCGTTTCATGGTAGCCGCACCGCTAGCGGGTAGTCTACTTACACCTGCCGGTAGTAGGCTAGACGTGTTGGGTCATATGGAATCGGGCTTCACGTCGTTGTCTATCTTTGCATGTACCGATTGCGGCGCGACTGGTGTACTTGGGTTTGATAGTGGGCGCGACTATAAAGAAGAATGTGGCCGATGTAATGGCGCGGGTATGGGCTGGTCATGGAATCATAAGGACGACCTATAGCCGCGTAGTCTCATAGCCGAATAGACTAGACCCTTCGATAAAAGAGAGGCCTTCTTTTGTCGGGGGGTTTGGTGCGTCTAGCGTTTGGTGTGTTGCGTGATATGCATGGTCCGTGGGGGTGTATGCGCGTGGGGAGCTGGCGGGGGCAGCGGGGGCATCCCCGGCGGGGGCGTATGGTGTTGCTTCCGCACACCTCTGCTCAACACGATGTCAATTTTTTGCAACCTCAAGGCATAGTTCGATTTTCGAGCCACCTGCTACCAGACTCTCTATTTGGATACAGCAGCGGGTAGGGGCGCGTGCTCTATGCGAGGAGCCCTTCTGCTGATAGTCCAGTTCCAACCTCGTTTGTAACCAAAACACAATTATGGTTACATTTGGTTACACTTTTGGTTACACTCATTGTAGGGGTTAGCCCTAGCTTATGAAGCGTTTGTGTGTCTTTGTAACCATGTAACCATTTTTCCTTAATAGAGTACATAGTCTTTTTTAATAAAAACCCAGTTCTTATAAGCAATATAAAAACGCTATACACCTACTATAGGAGAAAAAACGGTTACACGGTTACATTTGCTTATAAGTAAGGTAGAAGCCTAGATAAAGTGTAACCAAGTTTGGTTACATTTGGTTACGTTTGGTTACACATTTTCTGCATGTCGTCTCTTGTCGTCTTCTGTCATGTATGTTACCCGTTGACCGGAGGTGAGTATGAATGAAGTTGACAACCCGTTGTTCACAATACCAGAAGTAGCTAAGTTCCTAAACGTGAGTGAGCGAACAGTACAGCGATTAATTAAAAAAGGAGACCTTAGTGCAGCTAAGGTAGGTCGTCAGATGCGGATCTCACGTTATGCGTTAGATCAGTTACTGCGAGAGGGCAATACCGCTAGCCCTTCCACTGGTAAGCCTGACCACACTACACTGTTCTAGGAGTTAACGTGAAATACACAGCAGATGTTGCTGCCATCGAGGCGGCATTCCGGGCTATTGTTGAATCCGGGACAATAGTTGAACTCCGAGCCCTTTCTGTCCCGTGCGATGACGGAATCAAGCGCACATTCAGTGGATTCTTCAACGACATTGGACTTTTGTCCCAAGCCGCCGCTTCATTATCGGACCAAGGGGCGAAGGGAGTCTACTTCACCCCTAACCCTATAAAGGAAAGCCGTAAGACCCAGAACCTGAACACTCTCACTGTGGGATCACGGGGCAAATCCGCCAAAGATTCCGACATCGAGGAGATTCGGTGGCTACTCATCGACATCGACCCCACCCGAAAGGCCGGATTGTCCGCAACCGTCGAGGAGAAGAACGATGGTAAGCTAGTTTGCCAGCAGGTTCTACGTTATCTCACCAACGAAGGGTTCCCGTCCCCACTACTGGGCGATTCCGGCAACGGATACCACCTCCTTTACCGCGTTTCGGGGGTTACTTCCGAAGTAATTAGTGATTTTTTGGTACACCTCGGGCAAATGTTCGATACTGACGGAGCGACAGTAGACCGCACGGTATTTAACCCCAGTAGAATCTGGAAGGTGTACGGAACGTGGCCTCGTAAAGGTGACAATGACGCAGCAAGGCCATGGCGCGAAGCTAAGCTGTTGAATCCGGCAGAAGTTCTGGCCCCAGTTTCAACGCAGCAGCTAACGGGCATCCTCGGAGAGGCTTCTACTAAAGACAACAGCAATCCGATCTTCGACTCCTTAGTCTCAGATTCGTTCGACCGACTTGACACTTGGATTGCTAAGCACTTCCCGCAACTTGGTGATCCCGTCCAATGGAAAGGAAAGGGGAGACGATGGGTCTTTGATGTTTGTCCTTGGGACGCAAGTCACACAGATAGGAGTGCGTACATCGTCCAGTTCAATGACGGGGGTATTGCAGCCGGATGCCTTCATGAGAACTGCAAAGGTGCAGAGAAGAACGACGCTGGTAAGCATCTCGGCTGGAAGAACCTGCAAGAGCTTGCTGGCGAACCCTTCGACTCCGGTATTGTTACGCTGGCTGCGTCTACGATGGACTCTCCGAATCTCACTGATCTCGGAAATGCAAAGCGGTTGGTACGTTGGCATCAGAATGAACTCCTTTACTGCCCTACTCACGGGGCATGGTATGTATACCGGGACTCTCATTGGAAGAAAGATACGGATGGCGAGATAGACCGGCGAGCGAAAGCAGTGGTTTCTACTATATTTGATGAGGTTGCTGCTGCTACAGGTAAAGCTCTCAAGAAAGCCATTCGGCGTCACGCCCTCTCTAGTGAGAGCGCAAGAGCGATTAACTCTATGATTAGGCTAGCGTCAACCGAAAAAGAGGTAGCAATTGAGTCACATCGCTTGGACGCTGACCCTTGGCTTTTTAATGTTGCCAACGGGACTCTCGACCTTCGGACAGGTAAGCTACAGGACCATGACCGGACAGACTACATTACGAAAAAGAGCCCTGTAAAGTACGATCCCAATGCCACATGTCCTTTATGGGAAGAGTTCTTACTTTATGCCATGGAAGAGGATCAAGATGTGGTGGACTTTATTCACAGGTTCTTTGGTTACTGCCTTACAGGCATGGTTACCGAGCAGGTACTACTATTTCTTGAGGGTACCGGCAGTAATGGTAAGACAACTGCCCTACTCATGATGATGCACATCTTGGGTGAGTACGCTATCCAAGGTGCTCCGGGCCTGCTTCTAGCCAAGACCGGAGAGTCCCACCCTACAGAGGTGGCCGATCTAGAGGGCGCACGCTTCGTAGCTAACTCCGAAGTAGAGAAGGGCAAGCCGTTCGCTGAGGCGCTCATCAAGCAGTTGACGGGTAGTGACCCCGTGAGGGCGCGTAGGATGCGTCAGGACTTCTATCAGTTCATGCCTACGCACAAACTTTGTATTGCAGCAAACCACCGTCCGATCATCAAGGGCAACGACGAAGGCATCTGGCGACGTGTGCTCCGTATCCCTTGGAACCGACAGATTCCTGCACATAAGAAAGACCCCTTCTTCTTGGACAAGCTGAAAGAAGAGGCTCCGGGCATTCTAGCCAAGATGGTTGAAGGCTGCATGGCGTGGCAACAAAACGGACTCGACGCACCAGAGAAGGTGACCCTCGCTACAGGTGCATACCGCGAAGAGATGGACGTGCTCGCAGACTTTATGGCTGAGATGTGTCTTCTGGGTGAGGCACAGTACGTTGGCATGAAAGATCTCTATCTTGTCTATGCTCAGTGGTGTGACGAGTTACGTCAACGCCCACAGAACTACCGGCTGTTCAACCGTCAGCTAAAAGAACGTGGCTACCAGTCAAAGCCAAAGCGGGTAAAAGGCGCGGTTGTCAAGTCATGGCTAGGCATCGGGCTTTCAAAAGACAGTGCCCCCAATACCTTTATGCACTTAAAGGTCGTTGACGATGGAGCTTAAACAATACAGGTTCCTTTCCAGCGACTATGCCAAGAGCCCGCACGTTATGGCACTTCACCTGTTCTATACGGAAAAGTATCCAGCGTGCAAGAGTTGGCCCAAGATGGTTTCTGGTATCACAAGGGTACGGGGGAAAACATTTACTTGGACTACCCCACAAGACGATAGGCCCACAAAAAGTATTCTTGACTGGATTAAGAATACTCCCGTGGTCAAAGACTGGGTAGTCTCACCTCGGTGCCTTGTATCTCCTTCAGATTGGCCCACCGCGATATACCCATCGTTTAGGCATCACTTGATTCCATCACCGTATGAGATCACCAACGTAGACTTGTGCTCTCGCTACCGTGGGCCACCACAGTATCTGAAGAACCTGTACGTCGTTCTCCTCTACGGGATGGGCTTTACAGTTGAAGAGATCGCCGAGGGGATGAAGACAACGGAGGCCGAGGTTCTAAGACGGATGGCCGATGGTATCACAGGGCTGACAGAGATGCCACAGTACCTACTGTGGGCATCAGGGACCAACTTTAATAAAGCGGTCTATCCTGTAAACATTATGCGACTGCCTCTCCAGAATCGTGCTGCTATCGTAACTACACTAAAACGAAACCCGTTTCGTCTTAATAATACACAAGCAAAACTTCTTCTAACCAACCCGTCGTATGTTTCCTACTTGATTTATTCATCACCAAAGCGTATGAGATTAACAAAGGACTGTCGTCTTTACAGAACTGGAGAACGCTAATGGCTCGTAGAAATCGTGGTTCGCAGCCCCGCCCAAGTAGAGCAGCCCCCTCACCGGGAGCTGATTATTCTTCATGGCTCATGCTGGTCCCGAAGGATAAGCGTAAGGAGATAGCCGAGTTTATTAAGGCTCACCCTATCAAGGAATACGATGATCTGGTTAGCTTTGGGTGTACCATCATGGCCGCTCTTATGGAAGGTCGTATCACTCCTATCGTGGCTCAAGAGCTTAGGGCATGGCATGAGCTTAACTTTACGATCCTTGCGACTAAGAACTCTGTAGAGGGGAGACCACAAGACGCCTACACAGATATTGTAACTGCGTTAGTACAAGTTAAACGAGAAACAAAGAAACTCCGTGGTGACTACTTTAACGCGGAGGAAGTTGTTGCAGATCACGAACCTGTAGTTATCGAGGCAAAGAGTGGCTGAGAAGAAGAGCAAGGTCAATGAAGCAGGCAACTACACTAAGCCTGCCCTACGCAG